GGTAATATTACACTTAAATTATGAGGTATTGTGAGTTCTTGTGATTTAATACTTTTTAATGTATCGTAACTAAATTCTTGCAAACCGCGTTTTGCATGAAATATTATATCACTTCTATTTGCTCTAGGGATTAATTTATCCTGACCTACAAATCCTACAATAAAATTATTAACTATATCTTTCAATGTAAGATATGAATAACTTCCATAGTTTTGTTCTACAGTCATACCATAAGCATCTCTATCTCCAAATGTACCACCATCCATAGTTTTTAATTGACAAACTAAAACATGATTAGTTGGCAGGTTTCCTGCTAAATCAATTATACTATTATTATTGTCTACAGCATTTACAGTGTATGGGTAAATAGCTGGCCAATTAACAGCTGTTACTTCTGTATAAGTTATACCATCAGCACTAGCATAAAGTTTAAAATTATTTAAAGCATAGTTAGCATTAGCGGGATCAGCACTGCCTAATTTTAATTTTGTATTAAAAGTAAAAGTATATTTATCAGTAGTGTTATCACCTACAAATCCCTGCGCACCCGCGTAATATTGTTCATTGGTTTCTATTATTAAACCTCCATTTGGTGTTGGCATATCTTATTGTTTTTCATTTGCATCTTGTGCAGCAACCGCTTGTGAAGCTGCGGAAATTATTGTAGGATCTTGTATTATTAATCCTGCATAAGCTAATATTCTTAATATTAATTCATCTTGCTCTGTTACATCTAAATCAAACTGAATTGATGATCCTGACGCATATAAATACGCCCCAGTTGTTAAATCAGTAGTAAAATCCCATTTAATATTTCGAGGTTTAGCTAAATAAGAAATAGTTATATCACTATTTATCGTAGTAGGATACAATGTTATAATATTGTTCTCATATGTATATATAGGAAAAGTTATTGTAGGTTGAGTTAAAGGGGAAAGCAATAATTGTCTTAACTCATTAGGTTGAACATATTGACCTAGATCTTGATCTTTATAAAACACAGATCCTAATCTATATAAAGTATCAGTTGTTCCCGCAACCACAGGCGCATCAATTGGAGCTGTAGTATCTAATATATTAAAACTACTTGTTGTACCAATAATGGTAGGAGTAGCTGTTCTTTGAAAAAACTGAAGCTTTTGTTCAATGTTTTTTATACGATTAGAATACTCAGTGTCATTTTGTGATAAACGATATTGTTGATTTAAGTCGCTTGCATATCCTTCAAATATAGTTAATTGAGCTTGTGTACCAGCTTTATTAAACTCATCTGGAGTCATATACCCGCGCTGTTGTTGATTAAGTATTAATAATACTGTTTGATATACTGTATCTACGTTTACCATTATATTTTTATTAATTTAATACAAAGGCGGACGAATCCGCCTTGTATTTATTTAGTGTTATACTAGTCTTTTTTCTATAGACTTATATACTTCTACACCTTCATCAGTTTTAAACCAAGCAGCTAAAGCTGAATAAGGGTTTTCATCAAAAGGAATTGTCATTAATTTTCTATCATTACTAGCCCAATGCGCAGATCTATTATCTGGTGAAATTCTAATAATGTTTTGTTCTACAGAATTTATTGCAAAATTTCTTAATTGTACATTTTCATCTGCAGCTAACGATAAGAATAATCTAGGATTTTTCTTAGCAAGTAACAATAAGTCTCTTTTTAATTCTTTAGAACTCATTTGATTTACTTTAGAACCATATTCTACTCTTACAATGGCTTCTGCTAAATCAATATCCATGTTTTTAGCAGTATTTAATGCTTCAATCTCCCATTCAATAATTTTTACTTCATCTTCAGCAATTTTAATTGGTTTAAATTCTCTATATTTAGAATCTTTATAAGGGTGATATAAACTTAAAAGTTTTTGTAAATTAACTTGTTCTTTAGGAACTTTTAACTCACCATCTCTAAAAGTAATATGACCAAGTGTAACCTCACCTTTTTGCTCATCAACAAATGGACTAGACATATTAGTTGCATATCTAAGTTCTCTTTGTTCTCCTTTTCCTGCATCATACCATAATAATGGATGTTTTCTAGTATGTTTACTTGGTATAGTATATGTTAAAGGTTCTTTATTTCCTTCTAGTAAATAAATTCTATCTTTTACTTCCCAGTTGTCTTTTTTAACTGGTTTTGTAAACTGTTGTTGTGGTGTTTCTTCAACTACCACTTTTTGTGTTTTCTTTTTTGTCATAATATAATATAATTAAATAATTAAGGTATATGGGCGCCGAAGCGCCCTTACCTATAAATAGTGATTACACTCCTTTGAATAATACAAAGTTGTTAGCAGCTTGAGTTACTAAACATCTTTCAGAAAGGAAGTTAACTTCCATTGCATCAAGATCACTAGTAAATGCACCACCAACAGAACCTGTTAACCAAGATTTCATTCTTCTATCATCAGTTTGTGAAGCTCTATATCTTACGTGTAAGAAAGGTCTTCTGATGTTAGTTCCTAAAATTTGATCATAAACAGTAGTAGTACCAGCAGGAATTAAAACTCCTTCAATAGAGTTTGGTCCAGTCATAGCACCACGAGTTGAAGCATCGTTTAGATATTTCCAGTCAGTCTTATAAAAATCATAAGAACCTCTTCTGAAACCACTAAAACCTAAGTTTAAAGCCATTTCTTCTGAGTTTTCAAATAATCCATAAGCAGTACCACCTGAAGATCCAGATGAAATTGCAGCAAGCATATCATCAAAATCTAAAGCTGTTTGTCTGTCTAAGAATAACATGTTTTCTTCAATTGCTCCTTGAGTATCTAAGTTTCTAAGAATATCATCAAAGTCACTAATACCTGAAGCAGCAGAAAATCCAACTTGTACATTACCTCTATCTTCAATAGCTGCAAATAAACCTTGAGTACCGATCTGACCGTTACCTACTGCAGCAGAACCAACAGCAGCTACTTCACCTTCAATACACATCATTTCTAAATAGTCTTCAAATCTTAGTCTTGTTTCAGACTCAGCTTTTAAATACCAAAGATAACCACCTGTGCCATCTTCTGTAGCAACTTCTACCCAACCAATTTGTGCCGTATCAGAACCATTTACTACGTATTTATTTCTGATAATAACAGGATTGTTTGAAAATTGTGTAAAAGAAGGGTCAATACTAATAATTTGATTAGCAGTTGCTAAAGCAGTTGCATCAAAGTTAGGAGTTGTTGATCCTTTTGCATATTCAGAACCGTATACAAATACTTTTACTGTACCTGTTAAACCAGCAGCAGCAATAGTTGCAGCAGTATAAGGTAAAGCTGTAATTGTACCAACACCGGCGCCACCTGGAACCGTAGAAGAAACGTAACATTTAACTTCGTTTCCAAAGTCATCCATTACTACTACTGTTGATCCTACAGAGATAACGTTAGTAACACCAGCAGGAGTACCTGTCCAGTTAATAACGTTAGCACCAGCTAATGTAAGTCCATCATATGCAATATGTAATCTATTTTGTTCTGACCAGATTACTTGGTCACTTGTCATTGGAAGTTCAGCACCAACCATTCTTAAGAATCCAGATAAGGTTCTATTACCATATCTTTCAACTTCAGCTTCGTAGATCTCCGGTAAATACTGCTGTGCAAAATCTGCAAAGTTAGCACCAGCCGCGTCTGTCCACTGTAAATAGTTATCTTGTAAAACTTCCTGTACTTGACTCGGTACTAGCGAGCCAAACTGTGGGGATAAAGCCATTTTTCTAAATTTTAATTATTAAATGTTCGTTTTTTGATTTTCAATTTTGATGAATCTGCTCCACTAACTGCTTTAACCTTAAAACCTCCTACATAAACGTCCCCACCTGCAACTTGCCTTGGTGCATCTACGCTTGGATTTTTAGATTTTTGTACAATGGTTTTAACACCATCTGCTTTACCTTGCTCATAAAAATGAGAGGCTAGTTTATCAGCATTCATCGCAGCATATAAAGCTTTATGATAACCTGCAGTGTCACTAATCTTTCCTTCTTTGTCTAAAAATTTTTCTACAAAATTAGAAATATTAGATTGAGTTTCAGCTATCTTACTCGGATCTTGAACTTTATATCTAAATTTTTTATCTCCTACATTATAATCAAAACCTTTGAAATCAGTATTAAATAAATCTTTAGTACGCTGTTTAAAATCTTGTTGAGTTTGCTTTATAGTTTCTTGCTGTTTATTATATCGATTAAAAAAGTCCATAGCTTTCTGCTGTTCTTGTGTTACTCCAGGTCTTTGTTTTATTTCAGCATAATATTTATTTTTTCTGCTTTCTAAATCCTGTTTTGCACTAGCTACAGCTTCTTTATAAGCTAGCTTTTTTCTTCGAATTTCTTTTTGTTCATCTAATTCTTCATCATATTTATAATCTTCCATTATGAGATTAATATCTTCAGAATCTAAATGAGGTTTAGTTTTTCTTAAATATTCTTGTAAAAGTTGATCATTGTTTAATTTTGAATAATCTTTATTCAATTCTACATAATCTTCAACCGTACCACCTGTTTCTTCCATAAACTTAACAAGTTTATCTACATTTTCAGGTAATTGAGGAGTTTCAATAACAGGTGTTTCTTCTTTTTCAATATTTTTTATAGGAGTTTCTTCTATCTTATCTTCTGTTATTTCTTCAATTACTTCGATCGGAGATTCTTCTTTAACATCTGTATCGCTGACCCGTACTTCTCCGTCCACTTTCTCGCTAACTTTGGGTTTGTCGCCCACAGGTATTCCCTCTGTTTTTTGCTCTTGAACGGCATTATCTTCTTTTTTTTCTGTTAAATCAACTTTTATTGGTTCTTCTATTTTAACATTAGGATCTTTTGATAAGTCTATTTTTGAAACTTTATCTTTTTTACCTAATTGTTTTGGTTTTTTAGGTTTTACTTTACCTTTTAAAGTAAATTCACCTTCTTGCTTGACCTCTACGGCCGCCTTTTTTTCTGCCATAATATAATATAATTAAAAATTAATGTTAAATAGTTGGTGACTGATTGCTTTGAGCCTCAAAGTCTATTGGTAATAAATCATTTTTTCTTTGATCTATCATTTGACTTTGTTGAGTACCAGCTATTCTTGTTCTTTTATCTTTACGATCTTCTATTTGTTGCTCTTTAGTTGCTTCACGCTGAGTTTTCATTTGCTCTAATTGCAGTTGATATTTAAATTCTTCTGCCATTAAAGCTCTTTTTATTTCCGCTTCAGTTTGCATACGTTGTATTTCAAACTGTGATTTAGCTTGTTCAAAGTTTACTTTTTCTGAAGTTAATGCTTGTTGTTTTTGTACTTCAGCTTCTGCAGCAGCTTGTGTAGCTTGAGAATTAGCAGCTGCTTGTTGTTGAGCCATTTCAGCTTGCATTTGTCTTTCTCTTTGTAATTTACGTCTACGCTTTTGTTTTAACATTTGATTAGCTAATGATAAATTACGGATTTGACGTATTTCAATAGCATCTTCTAAATCTATTCCACCACTACCTAAAGCTACTTGTATATTCTGTTCTAATTTAGCTTTTTCTTCTTCATCTGGTTCTAAATCTAAAAATATACCAAAATCATGTAGATTTAATTTATCAACTTGTTCTAATGTAGCTGTGTTAAATATATTTAAACTATCTCTTAACGCATTTGCAGTTAATGGATATTCTAACATATCTTTCATTTTCTTAGATATGTTTTCACACATTCTTAATGTTAAGTATAAACTTGCGTTATTAATATGTTTAGTTGCTATATTAGATGCTTGTGCGGCAATTTTTTGTAAACCCACTAAAGTATCTTTATCTGCTAAACTACCATCTCTTGCTTCGTTTAATCCGGTCACATCTCTTATCATTTGTAAATAATAATTATATGTACTAATTAAACTTTGTATTTTTGCTTGACCAGATCCTGATGTTAATTCTTGTACAGGTACTTTTCCTCTATTTAATTCACCATCTTGTGTAAGTGATCTACCAACAACAGAACCAGTTTGAAAATACATGTTTAAAGCTTCAGCTGGATTATAGTTTGTACCATTACCTAAATCAACTTCTGCTAATCCGTCCATGTCTAAAAATACACCATCTGGCACCATTCTAGCAATAACTTGTTGAAGTTTTAAATGCGTTATTTGAATCATATCAGCAAAACCAGTAATTCTACCTACTGTAGATTCTATTCTACCTTTATAAATTCTAGGAGCACATATAGCGTAATTCATTTCTACCTTAGTTGTATCAGAAAAAGGTCTAGTCATATTAGGACACATACCCCATTGTAATAATAAATCTGTTCCTAAAATTTTTACTCCTTTATATAAAACCTCTATAGTTCTACCAACTCTTTCAAAGTTATCATTTTCTGGTGGATTAAAAGTATCAGGTTTTTCAATAGCTTTTATTAAACCATTAGGTGTTTCTTTAATTTTAAACACTTGGTCTTGATATGTTTTATATTCAAAATATAAAACAGGTACTGTACTTTCATCATATGGACCATTGCCATAACCATACATGTAACTTCTATTACCTTCTTGTTGTTGTATTTTTTCTAATGTAGCATTATCTAAATTAGGAAATTGTTTAGCTATTTCAGGTAATGTTACCATTTTAACTTCACCAACATAATATATATCTTCAAAATTTGGATCTTCTGTATAAGAATATACTAAATTAGCTGGATCAACATAATCAATTGTTATACCATTTGATACATTAAAATTAGTTTTAACAGCTCCAATACCACATGTAACTAAATCGTAATTTATTCTACGTCTAGTTAAATCCCAACGATTCATGTCAAGAACTTGATTAATAGCTTCTTCTTCAGCTATTTCAATACTTTGCTTATAAGATAATTGCATATGAAGTTCTAGTTCTTCTGCATTTTGAGGCATTTGAGCTTCTGGTATATCTGTATTAAATAATTGATCACCTAATGTATCTGTAATACGTTTCATTAAATCTCTTGAAAACATATCTTGAGCTAACATTTCAGCGTAGTTTGTTCTTTTTTCTACTGAAACTGGATCTTGTGCAAAAGCATTTATATCATAATCTTTATTAGAAATACCATTTGCAAGAATATCTACAAATTTAGAAATTATAGGAACAGGTTTCCAGTCTAAATTAAGATATGATAAATCACCATTTATAGATAATTCATCTTTATATTTTTGTGTAGGTTGTTCACCTCTTGCATATAATCTTAATCTATTATAATTATTCCATGTAGTTAAGTATCTATTACCATTAGTTCTGCCTTGCATAAACCATTCACTTTCAATAGCTCTGGCCACTTGTCTACCATATTCCATTGAAGATTTTTCAGCATCACTAACTACTTGGCTAGGAAATACACTATTATTATAATTTATATTCATTTAGTTTATAATTTTTGATAAAGAACCTCTATTATCATATTTTTTAATTCCTAAATCATAACTTTGCCTTACTATTTTAGGAACAGGTCTATATTTATGTTTGTTACAAGCCATAATAGCAAGACCTGAACTAATAGAAGCATCATGAGTTGTTCTATTATTTATATCAAATCTTGACCAATCATTTAGTGTTCGTTGAAAATAAGTATCACCATATGTATTATCTGATCTTAATCCAACATAGTTTTCAATATAACTTTCAATTGCAGAGGCATGAGCTTGTTTAATGTCTTCACTTGAATTAGGTATACCACCTATTTCTCTTTCAGTAACAGAAAGTTTTGTATATATTTTATCAGGTCTATTCATTGCAAAACCTCTATAACCTCGTCTTTTAAAATGATATAATAGTCGTGGTTTGTTATTTTCTGCAAGTAATGGCATACCATAAAATATACAAGCCATTAATACATCTTCAAAAAATATTTCAGCAGTTTGTGGTCTTGCTATATATTCTAAAAAGAAATGATTAGGTGGGCATTCTTCCATGCTAAACTTAGTTAAACCATGTAAAGATCCTTTTGATCCTCTTTTATCTACTGTCCCTGATATATCATATGGATCACAACCAAATGCTCCTAGTTGTTCATTTCCAGGATATTTTTTACCTAATTTTATTATTACATTGTTTTGTAATCTTTTAGGTGGAACCCAAGAAATAAAAAATCTACCATTTTTATTTGGATTAAAAACCACTTCTGTATCTTTTATTCCTCCTAACCACTGAAAACTTCCTTGTGTTACTATATTGGTGTTTTTAATATCTTCGTTCCAATCAATTTGCTCGTATATTTTAGTCAAATTAAACAATGAAGATTTAGCTTCATCTCTAAAAGCATGCTCAGTTGTTCTTGGAAACTGTCTATAAAATTCATTTAAAGCGTCTTGATCCTCTTTTAAACCATCAACTTCATTTTGCCAATAATTAATTACACCTAATGTAATTGGTAAACCTTGTGGACCTTTTACTAAATCTTTCGGTGTTTCGAATACAGGTAAGCCATAAGAATCAATGTATCCTTCGTAGTTCCATTCCATAGGTATGAACAAACTATAGAGTCCCGAACGAGTCTGTCCGTTGCGGTTTCTTTGTGTAACGTCTGAATCATTGTATAATTTTTTAAAATTTCCACCACCTTTATCCAAAGCATTACAAGTAGAACCCATCATACATTTACCAATAATTCTACTACCTAATCTTAACGTAGTTTTTGTAACTCTCCAGTTATTTAAAATATTGTTTGGTTTTTCCCATTTACCACTTTCATCATGTACTAATAGTTTTAATTTTTCACCATCATAACTATTATCACCAGTATTTTTCCAATCAATAGTAGTATCTAATCCTTGTAACTCTGGTAGTGTTTCATTAGCTGTAAGTTTACGTCTTGTAAATTTACTAGCTGGAACTCTATAAGCTAATTCTGTTTTAGGTCGATCCATACCATCTTGAATCGGTTTAAAAAAGAAAGGATAATTAACTGATATAGGTACAACTTTATCTGTAAACATTGTTTTAGCATCAGGACCAGATTTAGATAATATTCCATATCTTGAATCACTAGATATAGTAGCTAAGTTAACCACTTCTCCTGAAGCCATAAATGAAAAACCTGAACGTCTGTTTTTTAAATAACACATACCATAGCATCTGTTATCTGCTTTACATGCTTCCCAAAATATAAAAAATAATCTATTTGATTCTCTAAAATCAGGTTTACCTACATCAATTTTACTCCATTGTAAATACATATAATGAGTGCCAGTAATATAAGTAGGTATATCATTATTATAAAACCAAAACCCTTGTTCTCTACGATTAAACTCTGTATCTATATAATCATACCAAGTTTCTTTAAAATCTAAAGAATATTCTTCCCAATCAAATATTGTTTTTATTCTTTTTAATTCTTTAGGTAATTCAGCGTATTCAAATTTATTAGATTTAAATTTATGAATATTTTTTTCTTTAGGTAAAGCTATTTTAAGATTTTGTATTTCGTATATTTCACCTATTTCACCTGTTTTGCTAATAACTATAACATCATGCTCAACATTATAACCATACTCCCATTTTTTATACCTATTATTTTTTTTAATAATTTTAGGTTTAATATGGTCATCTAATACTTTATATAAACTTTGTTGATACATTACTTAGATCTTCCTTCTGCAAAACCTTTAAATTCTTTAGGTTTTTTAGTTTCTTGTTCAAGTTTACCTTCTATAATATTTTCTTCTTCATTAATTTTAGATAAAATTTCAAAAGCATCAAATATAGCTAGTTTTTTTGTAGCAGCTGCATTTTTAAGTCTATCTGCAGAAATATCTGGTCCAAAATCTATAATAGGCTCTTTAGCAACTTTAATTAGTTCATCAACTGCTATGTGCCCAGCTTGGATTATATTCTTCTTTATTTTCTTTATATCCATAATTAATTACAATATCATTTGATTTCATACAATAAAGACGCATATCATCTATAAAAAATTCCCATTCAGCCCCTGGTTTAAAACCAATCAGGTCTCCTGAATTAATATTAGATGCTTCTAAGTTATTATTACCTATTTTTAATATACCAACATAAGGTTCTTCTTTTCTATTTCTTAGATTATCAGAATTTTTTATTGGCATAACAAAGCATCTATCACCAAAACTTTTCCAAGTATCTTTATTTTTATATAAATATATTTGATCTATCGATGCAAAATATAAGTCGTTTTTAAAATATGAACGACTATTAACTTGATTACCTTGTATATTATAAAATCTTCTAAATATATTTTGATGAACTACTACGGTGTCACCTTTTTTTATGTTAGTAGTAATAGCCAACGGTGTAGATATTACTTCAGCAAATCTATTAACAAATTTCCAAGATTCAACTTTAGTATTTAAAATTAATTCTTTTTCACCTATTTTTTTACTATTAGTATATCTACCTTCTCCAATTGGCTTTACTATAAAATCATATAAACTATTCATTAATACTCTAAATCATATTCAATAGATATTGCCATGTTAGAATTAAATTTTTTCCAAGGTAATACCTCATTGTTTTTCTTTATATAAATATTATATGAATTATCTTTTTCATCAAAAAGTATATGAGATATTTCATGACCACCATATACTTGTTGACCTACAGAATAATGCATAGCTTCATTCTTATAATCAGCACCAATGCTGATTTTTCGTATCACACTACTCATTTTCTTCTTTTTCTTCTACTACTACTTCTTCAAAAGAACCGTCTTCTAAGTTAATATTAATAGATCCGTATTTATCTTCTAATACTTTTTTAAACTTTTCTTGATCTTGATTAACACCGGCTAATTCATGTAAAAAACCGTGTTTTTGAGATTCTACTAATCCAATATTAAATACTATATTGTTTAGTTTAGTTTGAAAATCTGTTACTGTTTCAAACTCTTTTTCTGTAAGTTTTGTTTTTCCTTCCATTTTATTTTATTTAATTTAATTATTCTATACTATAATTACTTGTTTTAAGTAATCTTTACTTTTTAAATATACTTGTTACCTTTTCACTACTTCGTCCACCAAAATAAGCTAAGACAACTGACATCATTATTTTTTCAAAAGTATCATTCCATAATTCATTTATATGAAATGGTAATGTTTCTATACTATCTAAAATACCTGCTAAAGAAAATATAACTATACACCATACTAAAACTAATGGACGCACGTTTTTACTCCACCACGAATCTGACATAGAATCTGCTTCCCATCTGGAAGTTATCGCTTCTATTTCTTTATTCTGTTGTTCGTAAATTATTTGTTGAAGTTTTATTTTATCGTCTGCAGGAGCATCGGATTTAGTTATAGCCTCTATAGCTTCTTTAGGAGATGTTACACCTTGTAATACATTGCCTAGCGTAGGATTTATTACAGATGCGGCGCCAAATAAAAGTTGGCCTACTGTAGTATCTTTGAATTTCTTTTTTGACATTTAATATTTTTCATATGGGTCGGTTTTGCTATAAGCTTCTGCTTCCCATGGTAAATTTTGAGCACCTTCTTTCATTTGCTCTCTTGAATATTTTTTACCTTTCCAATAAACAAAATCATCATCATAATCAAGATCACCTCTTTTCATTTGATCTATGTGAACCTTTTCATGTTCTATAACGCTTTGTTTTTCTTCTGGATCAGTTATTTTATCTGATACTAAAATAGTACCATTATTGTTTGCTTTTCCTAAAACACCTTCTTCTAAATCAGTATGATAAATTGGAGTATTATCTTCCATAAATGGAGGATTAATTTTAAAACCTTTACTTAATCTAAAAAACATATTATTGTTTATAAGGAAATTTTTTATTTAAATAGTCTTGTCTTTCTTGACAACCACAGGGTTTATTAAGACTGCCGGCAATATTCTGCACAACAGTCTTAATACCTGTTTTTTTAGTGAACTTAGCGATTGAATCGCCTAATCCTCTAGGTTTCATAATTATACGATTGCGAAACTTCTGAAGTACACTTTAAGTGCTGGATCATAAGCAGCTGTTGGGTCTGCTGTATCTAGCGGTAAAGTAACCGTTGACTTAACACCACCTGGGTTTGCAGTAAGAGCTCTGTTTACAGCTTTTTTAACCGCATTTACATAATTAGCTGAACTTGGTATGTTGTTATTAGGTGAAGCACTTGCAACATTTGAAGTTGCTATTAATACTTCACACGTGTCATGCGCAGCTGTTGCGTTTGTTAACGTTAGTGTTATTTTGATTGCACCATCATCTGGAGCACCTGCAGCAGTTGCAGCGACTTCTACAGCACATACGCTATCTGCTAGTAGTAAATTATCTCCGTCCATTTGAGGAGCTGGAGTACCACCTTGTCCGTCAGTAACACCACCAACTACAGGAAAATTAATCCATTTTGCCATAATTTTTGTTTTTAATTGTTATTGTTTATTGTTTATTGTTTTTTGGTTTTATACAGATCCATGACTGTTTTTATTATTTATCACCACCAAATTGTGATGTAATTGTTTTAGGTTTAAAAAAATCACCAAATATAGATTCTTCTTCTTCTTCTTCTTTTCGAGGTGTTTTTTTACCAAATATACTTCCAGTATCTGTAACGTTTCCTTTTACCTGACTGCCCGCTGGAGCTAATGCGCCTATTATCATGCTTCCAACTCTACCACCTGCTTCACCAGCTTCTTTATACATTTCAGTTTCAGCTTTCACCGCTTTACTTGTGTCGAAAGCTTTTCTCCAGTCTTCTGGTTCAAAAGACTTCATACCAGGGTCGCTAATTGTAGGTTGACCTACACCAGTACTAGTGATATAGCTAAATGGAGATCTATTATTAAAACCTACATTAAAGCTATTCTTTTGGTTTAAAAAGTTTTGTCTAATTTTACCTATTAATTTCATGTTATTTATTTGCGTGATAACCTGCTAGTGATCTTTCAGCAGCTTGTTTACTTTTAAATCCACTTTGAAATATACCACCTTTTTTATTATTTAGAATTACATATTCATCACCTCTTTTTACTACGCATCCGCTTCCGCCTTCAGACTTAGCACATCCTTTACCTTCCATTTTTACTGGTGATCGCATATCCCTACCTTCATCATCAAATGGATCATTAAGTGGATTTATAACGTGATCAGCTATAGCCTCCATTCTATCTTGAATTTCAACTTTCGGAGGATAATGTATATTAGGATGTTTAAGTGCTTGTCTTTTTGATAAATCTCGCCACTCATCTCTTAATGTTTTTTTAGCATCAGATAATTTTTTTGCACTTTTACCAATTGATTTTATATTTTTAGCTGGTGAATCCCATATATAATTTCCCTCAGCATCACGTGGATCATTAAATGGATTTATGATGTGCTCATTTATAGCATCCATTCTATCTTCAATTTTCTTTAATCCATGATAATTTGGATGAAATCCCACGCCTCTTTTTGATAACTCATTATATTCATCTCTTAATTCTTTTTTAGCACCCTCAAGTTTTCTTACAGTTTTACCAATTGATTTTATATTTTTAGCTGGTGAATCTTTTTTTTCACTCATCTTCTTAGACTTCATTTCATAATAAATATCTTGCTCATCACCTTTTGTTCTTTTAGCTATTCTTTTAGCTTGTCTTCTCATGTGAGCATCAGTGTGCATATTAGCAGGAGAATCATGATCATGTCTAACATTTTCTAAATAATGTAATCTTGCTGAAGCTGTCAAATCTTTATTGTAAGCTTCTTTAGCATCATATCTCTC